ATAACAAATGGCAAAAGCACTATTTATAACAACAAACGATTTAGTTAAATACACTATTTTAAATGGTAATGTAGACCCTGATACATATACACAATATATTTTTCAAGCTCAACAAGTACATATTCAAAATTTTTTAGGTACTAAATTATACAATAAGATTAATGATGGAATTGTAGCAGGTAATTTAGCTGCACCATATACAACGCTTTTAAGCGACTATATTAAAATGATGGTAGTACATTGGACTATGGTAGAGTTTTTACCTTATGCATCTATTAAAATAAGCGAGAAAGGCGTATTTAAACATAATTCTGAAAATAGTACTGCAGTTGATAAAACAGAAATAGATTCATTAGTTGCTTTAACAAGAGATACAGCACAAAGCTATACAAATCGTTTTATTGATTATATGAGTTTTAACCAAGTTTCTTTTCCTGAATACAATACAAATTCAAATGCTGATGTATATCCAGACAAAGACGCAAATTTTTCAGGATGGGTGCTATAAAAGAAACATATAAACCGAAAGAAACTAATGTTAAAAAATTAGAAATCTTTTTAAATAAACTACAAAAAAATAATAAGATATGAGTTTAAATTTCTCACATATAAAAGGCGATACATTTGAAGCTGTTAATTTTGCAGTAATTAAAAATGCGGTTGTTTTAAATTTAACAGGTGCTGTTATTAAAATGCAATTAAAAAAAGAATGTAACGGTGTGCCTATTTTATCTTTTACTTCTGTTGCTTCTGCAGGAATTACAATTACAAATGCTGCTGGTGGTTTATTTAAAATAAACAAACAAATAATTAATATACCTGAATATAATTATTTATATGATATTGAAATAACTTTTTCTGATGGAACTGTTAAAACTTGGGTTGAAGGAAATTTTACTATTAATTGTGATATAACAAGATAAAATGGCAAACGATATAATTGATGTTAATGTTTATGAAACTACTGAAACAGTTGCAATAACAGTACAACCTAATTTAACTACTATTAATGTAAATTCTGTAACAGGTGGTGGCGGTGCAAATTTAACAACTACTCAAACTGCAAGTAATTTTACTATTAATAGTGATACAGGAACTGATGCTGATGTGCCTTTAGGAAATGGTACTTTAGCAGGTGCAACTTTAAATGATTATACAACTGCTGAAAAAAATAAATTATCAGGAATTGCTACAGGGGCAGAAGTAAACGTAAATGCTGATTGGAATTCTGTTAGTGGTGATTCGCAAATATTAAACAAGCCTACAATACCAACACAAACAAGTCAATTAACTAATAACGGTGCAGACGGTACAAATCCATTTATAACTGCTTTAGATATACCTGTAGGCAGTCAAGCAAGTTCATTAGTTCGTGAAGTAAAAAATATGACTGGTGCAACTTTAACAAAAGGTACAGTAGTTTATATTAGTGGAGCAAATGGAAACAAAGCATTAGTTTCAAAAGCACTTGCTACAACAGATGAATTAAGTTCTAGAACATTTGGATTGTTACAATCTAATATTTCAAATAATGGGTTAGGAAATTGTGTTATAATTGGTGATTTAAGTGGATTAGATACTTCAGCTTTTACAGAAGGAGTGCAATTATATTTAAGTGGAGTAACTGCTGGAACATATACATCAACAAAAACATTAGCACCTACACATTTAGTTTATGTAGGTAAAGTAACACGTTCACATCCTACATTAGGACAAATTGAAGTTGGTATTCAAAACGGTTATGAATTATCAGAAATTCACGATGTAGCACTTTCAAGCGTTGCTAATAATCAATTATTAAGTTATGATAGTGTAACTTCACTTTGGAAAAATAAAAGCGTTACAACAGCTGATATTGCAGATAGTTCAAATAAAAGATACCAAACAGACAACCAACAAAGTTATAACGATGCTACGAGTTCAATTCAAACTCAAATAAATTCAAAAGCAAATGATAATTCAGTAGTAAAATTAACTGGAAATCAAACAATAACTGGTCTTAAAATATTTCAAGATATTACAAATTTTTCAAACCCTTCATCACCTACAAGAGGAGTTGAATTGTCAGATACTTATTTAAAATTTTATAATGGTGCTGCCGGTGAAACTTTTGGTAAAATATTATGTGATAATATTACAGATGTCCAAGAATATCAACTACCTGATGCGAGTGGAACTTTAGCTTTAACAAGTCAAATAACTTCAAATGGAGTTGGAAGAATTTTAAATGAATTCCCAGCATTTGCAGTAACTGGAACAGTATCAGAAACTTTTTACAATTCACCTACTGCAATTACACCTTTTATATTTTCGCCAAATACATTTCCCGCAACTTGTATACCTAACATAAAATTAAAATTTAGTAAAACTGGAAGTGGAGGTACTTCTACTGTTAGATTAAAAGTAAATACTACTAACACTACAGTAGGTGCTGTAACAATAGCAACGTATATTATGACAGCAACATCAGTTACTGCAGTTGTAAATAGAAATCCATTAATTAAAAGTAACCTTTTATCAATTATTATTGCCACAAGTAGTTTACAATCAGACGAATCTTCAACTTCAATTACTGAAACAAGTACTGCATTTAATACATCCAGCAATATGTATTTATTCGTATCAATACAACAAACTGCAACGACAGATACTACAACTTTTCAATCTATAAAAATAACAAACTAATGGAACAAATTTATACAATAGTAGACAAAACTGGAAAGGAATTATATGCGGTTATGCATATTTCAAATTTAAATGAAAACGAAATTGCAATCAAGGAATTAAGAACAGAAGAAATGGATAACCCATATTTTGATTTTCAAACAAGAACTTTTTATAATAAAATAGATGAGTAGACAACAATTTGATACAATTTTAAATAAGTTAATTAGCAGAAAATTATTAGTTTTTGCAATAGCCTGTATAGGGTTGTTTAATCAAACATTAACTTCATCTGATTGGGTTGTTATTGCTACAGCTTACATAGGAATTGAAGGATTTACAAATATAGTTACACAATTAAAAAAATGATTAACAAGATTTTAGATTTAAGGCAATCACTATTAACAGGAACTTATTTTATGGTTACATTTGCTAATGTTGATGTTGTAATGAAAGTTATTGCTTTTGTAATAGCTACAGGATATACTGCAAGAAGATGGTATTTAATGGAAAAAAATAAAGAAAATAATGCAGGATAATTTAACTATAGATAGAATTTATAAATCACATCCAAAGATTAAAGAAGAACTACTTTCTTTATATTTACAATGTAATAATATGTTGCCTAAAAATGTAAGGTTACGTTTTTCTTATGTATTTAGAAGTCCTGAAGAACAACACGCTTTATTTTTAAAAAGACCCAAGGTTACTAATGCTGATTCTTGGCAATCAATTCATAATTACGGACTTGCTTTTGACATTGTTTTATTGTACGATAAAAACAACGATGGTACTTTTGAAACAGCAAGCTGGGACAACGATAAAAATTGGCAAATGGTTGTAGCTTTTTTTAAGTCTAAAGGTTATGAATGGGGTGGTGATTGGAAAAAATTTAAAGATGCACCACATTTTCAAAAAGATTTTGGTTTTGATTGGAAAACATTAAAACAAAGAATAGACAAAGGAATAACTATAGTTGAAAACGGAATTACATACCCTAAAATATAAGTTATGAAATATATATTATATATCATATGTGGTGCAGTTTTATTTTCTTGTGCATCACGTAAAGTATCAGTAAAAGAAATTAAAAAAGATTCTATATCACAAATAGAAACTAAAATTGTTACAAAAGAAGAAACAAATATTTCTATTAAAAATGATATTTATACAGATGAATTTACTATAACTCCATTAGATACTTTAAAAGATATTGTAGTAAACGGTATAACGTATAAAAACGTCGTTTTAAGATACAAAAAAGTAAAAGATAATAGTTTACATATAGAAAAGAAAACAATACTTAAGAATGAAGATAAAAAGCAATTAGTTAAAACTTCTATTAAAACATTTAAAAAAGAAATAGATAAAAAAGCTAATTACTTTATTTATTTGTGGTTTATTTTAGGAATTATAATTTTATATTTAATATGGCAAAACAAACGATTGTTCTTGTAAAAGAAGATAAAAATATTAATAGACCGAATATACATAGTAAGTCTAAAAGTTCTAAATTAAAATCTTCAAAGAATTATAAAAAGATTTATAAAGGTCAAGGTAGATAA